TTCCAAGGCGGTCCACACCGGCTTGTTCTCAAAAATGTAAGGGCTGTCCCACTCAACGATGCCCTTCTCGCGCAGCTCGCGCACCTTGGCCGGCTTGCCGAGTTCTGGCACGATCTCACCGAGGAGCTGGGCGGCGAGTTCTTCTTGCTCGGGGTCAAGGACGACCTCAATGAGTGCCTGGAGGTTGGCGGCCTGCTCAGGGTCTTGCTGCGCGGCGGCCTCGAGCATGCCCATGGCGTCATCGATGGTGAAGGTCTTAACCTCGGTGCGCGTGGTGGTCTGCCAGTCGATGGCCATGACGGCCAATCCGTAGGTTTCGCGGAACTCGGCGGCGAGGCGGACCTCACGCTGGAGGTCAGAGAGACAATGCTGGAAGAGGAGCCACTTGAGCACAGCCTCGGCGGCGGTGCGCTTGTCGATGTCCATGCTCTCGACTGGCTGGACCTGCACGCGGGACTTGAAGAACGCAGAGGTCAACATCGCAACGTGGTCGCGGACGATGTTGTCGCTGAGAAAAATCTTACAGTCGCTTGAACCGTCCCAAGGAAATGGCTGGGCGCCGAGGCTGCCCTTGCGCTTGCGGCCGTCCTCGTTTTGCCCCGGCCAGATGCAGTAGCGGGTGTTCCAGTTGCGCAACTTCCTCTGGATGTAGGTGCTGGCGTCGCTGTCGGCCTGCTCCACTTCGCCGAGGATTTCTACGATCTTGTCGCGGTCGATGGGTTTCAAGAGACGAGGATGGTGGTGTTGCGGGGGGTATACTTGACAACCGACTCGGGGTTCTTCTTCTTGAACCAATCGCGGAAACCTTTGTCCTGCCAGCAGCCGGGATTTGTGCCGTGCCACGCCCAGTAGCTGTCGGCGTCGATGCTCATCTCGCGGACGCCGATGCCTTCGATGGCGCAATTCTCAAGGCGGGCGTTGGCCTGGGCAATGCGTTGCTGGCGCGTGGCCGCTAGAACAGCGTCCGCATGCCAGCCTCGCAGCAATTCCTCTTTGACGAGGTGCTGCATCTCATCGCCTAGGTCGGCGACAAGATCGCTCCAAAGTGTTTCAGCCATCCTAACTGCTGCCGTCCGCCTTGCAGCGGACGACAGAGTGTTAAGACGTAGTCTTAGATCGCGGACAGCTTCGTCACGGCGAGATAGATGTGGATTTCTCCAGCATCAATGTTGCTCAGTGACTTGGCGGTCATGCTCTCAACCAAGAGGTCAACCGTGTCGGCCGCCGTGTAGGCGAAGGGAACGGTGTTGACGTTGGCGGCGAACAGCACTTCGGTGCCGTTCTCGTTGACCTGCGTAGCCGCGATGTATTCATCGGTGTCGGTGCCGTCGCCGACTTGGACCTTGGTGTCGTTGAAGGCGGCGTCGCTCACGTCCTTGAACGCGGTAACGAGCTTGTAGGCAGCCTTCTCGACGACATCGCCGGCCACAACGCTCAAGAGCGCGATGGTCTGGTCGGCGTCAGCCGTGGTCAGGGTGAGGTCTTCGTGCGTGACGACAGACTTGTGCGTGAAGCCGGTGGCGGCTTTGGTTTCGGCGGGGAGTTCGTATGTTTTCATTGAATTATATTCTCTGGTTTACGACTAGGAAGTCGCGGCGAACTTGGCCAAGCCCTTGGGGTTCATGCAGACGAGCGCGGCGATTGCATCGACGAGCGCACGCTTGCCTCCACCCATGTCTTCCAACTCTTGGAAGCGCGGGCGACGGCCATAACGTAGTTCGATCATGTCAGATGACATGACATAACCGCGGGCCAACTGAACGGCCGAGGCTTGGTCCTTGGCCAAAAACAGCGAAGGAACGATGTCGAGCACGCCGAAGTCGCCGTGGAAGGAATCGATGGAAGCCACGATCTTCTTGGACTCAGCGGACTGGGTGAAGGTACGGATCGAGAGACCGGCCTTGTCGTCAGTTCCACCCGCGAAGCGGGTGAAGTTGGTGAAGGCGCGCTTCAGCTCAGGACCGCAGACGAGCATCATGCTGCTCATCGTGCCGGTGACGGTGTACATCGACTGCAACACGGCCTGCACTTCGCTTTCGGTGAGGGAAGCGGTGGCGGTCGTGTTGATGCTGCCTGACGGCGTGCGGAAGGCCGCAGCAACCGGGAGGTCAGTTTGCGCCGAGGCGTTGATCCAGCTGCCGAGACCGCGGGTGCGGTAGGGGTTGGTGCTGGCCTGCTCTTGACTGTCGCGGTCGGAACAGACGGCGGACTCAATGTCGCGCTTCAGTTCAACAAGGCTCTTGGAAACAGAATGAGCGAATGCCTTGTTTTTGCCGATGCCGGCGATGTCTGAGATTTGGGTGTAGTCGTCAACCTTGATCGAGCGGCGGAACTTCATCGCGCGGCCCGAGAGGAGTGCGCGGCTGGAGCTGGCGTCGTCGAAGGTCGAAACGTCGGCGTTGGTCAGGACGCCGTCAAAGGACGGGTCTTTGTACTCATCGGCCTGCCAGGAGAAAACTCCGGGGTTGGTGATGTCGGCGCCTTTGCGGGCGGTCGAGGTGACGGGGGTGTTTTTGTTATCAACGATGCTGATAACGTCCGCGAGGTCTTCGCGAAGGCCCGAAAAATTCGGGAATACTGTGCCTTGTGACATGATTGGTTGGTCTTTCTTGTTAGGGTTTTCCTTACAAGAGCGCCGCGGAAACAAATGACTCGATGTCGTCCATTGAGTCTCCCGTCAGTGCTCTCATTGCGCTTTTTGCGCCTTTGCTACTGGTGGAAGATTTCGTTGCGCTGACCGGGTTGGCGGGAGTTGGCGTTTTTGCGATTTCTTTGGACGAAGAGACTTTCTTGGCGGCTTTCGCTTTCGCGTCGGCGGCGCCTTGCTTGGCCATGAGCGTTTGCTCTCCGAGGAGAGCCAGCGCGACCCAGTATTCAGCCTGCGGGAGCTTCAGCAGCTCCGGCGCCTGCTTGACCGTGGCGGTGAACGCCTGGTGCATTGGGGTGCCTTTTTTAAAGATGTCGGGGAACAGGTTCTTGGCGGCCTCGAGGGCCGGCTGCCGTTGGGCGAGCCAGTTTTGGCGGGCCGGTGCGTGCAGTGTGAGAACGTCGTCAGCTTTGATCAGGTAGTTTTTGACCTCGTCGCTATCAACGTAGACCTCAGTGCCGTCCGGCCTTTTGACCGTGGCGCCGTCCGTATTTCTCAACGCCCAGCGGCGGACCTCTTGGGCGCTCTTGATTTTGGCATCAAGCGCCTCTTGGGTGTCCACGTCGGCCAGCGGGTTGTCGGCCGTGGGGCTAAGGACCGGGCGGGCGGCTTCGTTGAGCTGCGCTTCGTACTCGGCGTTTTTAGCTTTGGCCTCTGCTGCTTCTGCGGCGAGAGCCGTGGCTTTCTCCTCGGCGGACTTGCGGGCGGCGGTGAGTTTGTCGATGCGTCGCTGGATCTTCTCCCGCGGCACATCTTCCTCGTCCTCTTCTTGTTCTTCGGCGTCTTCGGACTTGTCGTCCTCGGACTCCGCAACATCTTCAGCCGGATCTTCTGCAGATTCCGGCTTGTCTTCTTCGTCTTGTGAAAGATCGCTATCGCTTTCTGATGCCTCGCTTTTGTCTGCCTTTGCCGGCTCGGGTGAAAAACCCAAGTCGCCTAGCGCAGTGGACAAAACATCAACTTCTCCTGCCGATTGATCGGCAACCGTAACTTCCTCCATGGTCTAAACCTCCCAAGATGGTACCAGGGTGAACGTCACCAAGACCGACCGACTAAAACAAACCACAGCCCCGACACAGCGGGGCACTCCTTAATCGATAGCTAAGAGTATGCCAGCCAGCTGTACATTTGTCCAGCACTAATTTCGCTGGATAGAAAAGGCACTACTTGTGCGGAAGTATTGCGCGAACGCTGTAGAAGCTATCCGGCCATTTATCCTGCCATTTTGGCCGGATAGACCACTGACGTTTGTGTCACAAAAAGTGGCGCGTTTTCGCTACTGGGTTTGGACTGACGGCGGCAAACCAACTCTCACTTGGGTGGCTGCACACAATGTTGCAAAAAGGGACACTTTGTGTCCACTTCGTGAGACCTTGCAGCGGCTAGTGTCGCCGCAACGCTACACTCGGGTGGTGTAGCGTTGCGTTCCCGAGCGGGATGTCGCCTATACCCGACATGGCACAAAGCGGGCAAGCGGCGGCTTTTTATACCCGAGCGGGAACGCCGCTTCGGTGAGGCTTTGTGGCAAAGCGTGCGCTTTTGCGCCTCTTTGTTGACGCTTTAAGACAGCTTCGCTGCCTCGGCGCGCTTGGTCTCGAGGTCGTCCCACAGCTCCTGCAGGGCGTTCAATTGGCCGGCCGCATGGGCGAGGAAGCCGGGGTCTTTCGCCGTGGCCATGTTGGACACCAAGAGGACGGCGTCGGCGATTCGGTCCTGCAGGGTGAGCATGATGGCGAGGACGCCGGCGGGGGCTTGGTCGCGGCTGAAGGCTAGGGCGCCGGACATGTCGAAATCTTCGGGTTTTGTGTACATGTCCATGACGACATGTTTGGGGCGTGTACTAATGGTTAGGTGCATAGTTTTTGGTTAGTAGTTAAAGTGTGGCTTGAACTATCGTGCGATTCGTATGCTGCGGAGCAGCTTGTCGGCGTTGACCACAAACGGTGCGCACTCAAGGCAGCACGGCCCGAGTTGCGGGTCGCGCAGCCATTTAGGCGTCAAGGGTTGCTCGCAGACCTGGTCTAAACCTTGGGCGGCGATATAGGCGCGAAGGGATTCGCTCATTCTCGCCCCTCCATGCGCCCAAGCACCTCAGTCTCCACGATAGTGACCCCCCCCTGCCTCATCCCCCGCTTCACCGCCGCGCTAATCTCATGCAGCGCATGGAGCATATTGCCCCGCTGGCGCGATAGCTCCCAATAGTTCTCGTTGGAACTGGCCTTGAGTTTGGCGATCTCTCGGTGCGCCTCCTCAAGCTCTTGCTTGGTGTCCTGCAACTCTTGGCCGAGGATTTTGTTATAGTCCTGCAGGATGTTGTTCTGTCTCGCCAAATCAAGGGAGCATCGTAGCTGCTTTCGCAAGTCCTCCCGCAGTTCCATTAGCTCCTCGGCTTGGCTGAAACCCATGAGGGCTGGTCTTAGCCGCGCATTTTCTTTCAACGCATCGTTGAGTTTCCGTTCCACCTTCCGCGCATCCTCAATGGGCACAAAGCCAGTTGGTCCAGCGGCATAAAGCCTGAAGGCGTCAATTTCTGGGGTCATTTCGCCTCCCTCCATTTTCCGACAGTGAACGTTCGCAGGAATGCCTTGGCTCGCTGTTTTGCTGATGCGTGAATGCAGCGAAACTGCAAACTGGGCATTAGGCCCGTTTCCTTGCCAACGATAGCGACCAAGTGCGTGTCGTATACGGCTTGCCTGTCTTCTGGAATACGCATCTCGGCTTTGTGCATAGCGTTGAGATCGTTGCAATAGTTTGGAACTTCTGTCTGCCCATACATTAGCTTTCCACCCTCATTGACGATTTCGGTGTCCGTCCACCCACACGCTTGCGCGATGGCGATGTTGATTTCTGCGCTGGTCATTTCGCCTCCTTTTGGATGTCTGCCAGAGCTTTGCGAGCTATCTGCAGTCCCGTCCAATTTATGCTGTCTCTGTCCTCGGTGACTCTACGGCTGATGGATTCAGCCCAAAAAACACACATCTGCAACGCCTCCTTGTAAGCATCCCTCTCCCTCCGCAACACGCACATGGGGCGACTGCAGGAGTCTCCGCAACTGTGGATTGTGGAGGCTTGTAGGTCGTCGATAAGCCTGTTTCGCTCCCGCTTTAGTTCACAAACTTGTTTGTGTTTGTCGTCGAGTT